TGTTACTGCAACGTACACAGCAGCTAATGGTGATGGTACAACTGGAGTCGCTACAGTTACTATTTTGTATATGCAAAATAATAATTTAAGTTAATAATTAATTTAGTGTGGGGTTTCGGCCCCATACTTAAAATAAATTAGGAGAAAAAATATGTCAGGCGGATCATTTTCAAGCGACCAAACAACCTTAACCATGGCTGTAATTGGAGCCGATACTTTAGCAAGAGCAGGTAGAGCTAGAATTACTTCTATTCAAGCAAAAGGAATAGCAAGTTCTACATTACTTTTATATAATGCAGCAACTGCAGGAGCAGCCGGAGCAGGTAATTTAGTAGCTACTTATAATTTTGGAACAGAAGGACTAGAAGTTTATGTTCCAGGTTCAGGAATTTTATTCAAAGAAGGTATTGTTTACAATTTAGCTGGATCAGGTGGAAGTGCTACTGTAACTATTACAGGAGCGTAGGCTCATGGCCAACACTACTTCAGGAACAACAACTTTCGACAAAACTTTTGCTATTGATGAAATAATAGAAGAGTCTTATGAAAGATTAGGTATGCAAGGTGTATCTGGCAATCAATTAAGATCTGCTAGACGTTCCTTAAATATAATGTTTCAAGAATGGGGAAATAGAGGTCTTCATTATTGGGAAGTAGCAAATAATAATTTAACATTAGTTAACAATCAAGCTGTCTATACTATGTTTAGAGCAACATCAGATGGAACATCAGATGCTACAGCTATATATGGAGTTGATGATGTACTAGAAGCTTCTTACAGAAATGCTTCTAATGTTGATTCACCTTTAACAAAAGTCAATAGATCTACTTATCAAGCTTTAGCTAATAAAACATCTACAGGAGCACCCTCTCAATATTTTGTTCAAAGATTTATTGATAGAGTAACAATTACTTTATATCTAACTCCTGGAAGTTCAGAAGCAGGTAATACAATTAATTATTATTATGTAAAAAGAATTCAAGATGTTGGTGACTACACGAACGCAACAGATGTACCTTATAGATTTGTTCCATGTATGGCTGCAGGACTAGCTTATTATTTATCGCAAAAATTTAAACCTGAATTAACTCAACAAATGAAATTATTTTATGAAGATGAGTTAAATAGAGCTTTGACTGAAGATGGCTCTTCTTCAAGTTCTTTTATAACTCCAAAAACATATTATCCAAATGTCTAATTTTGCAAAAGGAAAATACGCACAATTTATATCTGATCGTTCTGGTATGGCTTTTCCTTATTCAGAAATGGTAGTAGAATGGAACGGATCTAGAGTGCATACTTCTGAATTTGAACCAAAACAACCACAATTAGATCCTAGACCTCATGGAGGCGACCCTCAAGGTTTACCACAAGCAAGACCTGCAAGAGTAGAATTTCCAACGACGGATATTTTACCTAATAATCCTTTTGTAACTGCATCTAATACTACATTAAAAATTAATTTTCCAAACGGTGATTTACAGGTAAATGATTTTGCAAGATTTAGAGATGTTAAATCTCCGGTAGGTGGTGTTGCAATATCAACATTACAAATGTCTACAACATTAAATGGAGCAATAACAGATACTGCTACTACAATTAATTTAACTGATGGATCCCAGTTCCCTACTTCAGGTTTTATTATAATAGAAAAAGTTTTAACTTCTTCCGATACAACAGACCTACTTCTTGTTGGAACATATCAAAATGAAGTTATACAATACACAGGAAGATCTACACATCAATTAACAGGTTGTACTAGAGGAACAAGTGCACCTTACAGAGGAGCTTCTCCCAAATCAACAGTTGCCGGATCTCATTCTAATTTAGCAAAAGTTTTTGGTAGTTATAAAGTTGTTTCTTTAAATGAAACATCAGTTCCAAGTGCAGGTCAACCATCTACAACTACACAATTTGATGGTATAAATGTTACATTAGTCAATGCTGCTAGCAGCACAGAAACAGGGGGCGGTTTTCAGTGTACAATCGGACCCTTAAATGATAGAGCTTAATTATGTCAGGAATTAGTTACTCAACTTTAGTTACACAAATCAGAGGCTACACAGAGGTAGACTCTAATGTTTTAACTACAGATGTTTTAGAAAATATTATTTTAAATGCACAGCAAAGAATATTCTTAGATGTGCCTATGGACTCAGATAGATTTGTACAAGAAGGTACTCTGTCTGCGGGTAATAATTCTATTAATGCTCCAGCAGGAGCTGTATTTATTAGAGGTATAGAAGTATTTGATTCTACATCTGCTACAACAGGCTCTGGTAGTTGGTTAGAGAAAAAAGATCAAACTTATTTATCAGAGTATTTAGACAGAAGCACAGGACCTGGAGGCTTTGGTACATCAGGAACTGTAGTAACAGGACTACCTAAATATTACGCAATGTTTGGTGGTGCTACAGGTTTAAGTGATACTACATCTGGAGCTATGTATTTAGCTCCTACACCGGATCAAGCCTATAAATTTAGAATATATTATAATAAAATGCCAGCTACTTTAGAGTCTGGTAATCAGACTAATTATATAAGTTTAAACTTCCCTCAAGGTCTTTTATACGCCTGTTTAGCTGAAGCTTATGGGTATTTAAAAGGTCCAACGGATATGTTGACATTATATGAGCAAAAGTATAAACAAGAAATACAGAAGTTTGCAGGAATACAATTAGGTAGACGAAGACGAGACGATTATACGGATGGAACAGTTAGAATCCCAGTCAAGTCACCGTCTCCATAAGAGGATTAAAATATTATGGCAATAACATCAGCAATATGTAATTCATTCAAAGTAGAAATCTTACAAGGTGGACACAACTTTAACGATGCAAGTGGTGCACCAACAGGTAACGCATTTAAATTAGCTTTATTTTCAAGCAACTCAGCTTCATTAAGTAAAACAACAACTGTTTACACAGCACCTTCATCTGCTAATGCAGTTCCAACTAACACGTTGGAAGTTAGTCAAAGTCAAACTGATGGCGGCGCGTCAAATAGTGGTTACACTGCAGGCGGAATAGCATTAACACCATCAGCTGATCCAGTTTTATCTAGTGATACAGCATGTGTAAAATTTAATGATGTTAGTTTTACTTCAGCTACATTTACAGCAAGAGGTTGTCTAATTTATAATTCAACAGCAGTTACAGGCTTTACAACTAACAGAGCGGTTTGTGCTGTAAATTTTGGTGCCGATAAAACTGTAACGAGCGGAACTTTCACAGTTCAATTCCCAGCTCAGACTGCAGGAAACGCAATCGTTCAAATAGCTTAGGAGGGTTACCATGCCCGATGTATCTTCAGGATGGGGTCGACTTACCTGGGGTCAAGCAAGTTGGAACTCAGCTACTGTTTTAAATGAAGGTTGGGGAGCTAAATCTTGGGGTGAAGACTCTTGGGGTGATCTTTCTAATTCTAGTATTTTACTTACAGGTGTATCTGCACAAACAACTGTTGGAACTTTATCCGCAGAAATAAGACCAGGTTGGGGTACATTATCTTGGGGTATTAATGGTTGGGGTTCTGTAGAAGAGGCCAACGAAACATTACCAGGTTTTTCTATATCAGCAAATTTAGGATCATTAACTGTAGCCGATCAAGCAATGGGCTTAACAGGTTTATCATCTACAAGTACAGTAGGATCACTTACTGCTACTTCAAGTTTATCATTAACATTATCATCTTTAAGCGCAACAGCATCACCAGGACTTCTATCAACAGATGATCACTCTGTAGGTTTATCAGGACTATCAGCAACAAGTTCTGTAGGATCACTTACTTCTTTGCCAGAAACTATAACAACTTTATCTGGTCTTTCAATTACAGGTGCAGTTGGTGAGGTTGAAATAAATTCTAATTTAATATTACCTATATCTGGTGTATCTGCAACTTCTGCAGTAGGAAGTATCTCACCAGCAGATGTAATGGGATTAACGGGTGTATCTGCTTCCTCTGCAATTGGTTCATTAACAACAGTACAAGTAACTAACGCAAGTCTTGTAGGATTAGGTTTATCTATAACAGCTGAAGTAGGGGCGTTTAATGCTATCCTAGGATATGCTAATGTAGATCCTATCTTGACGGCTAGTTATTCCAATGTTACTAGAACATCAGGAGCCAGTTATTCTGACGTAACTAGGACTTCCGGAGCTAGTTATACGGATGTTGACAGTGTGGGCTAGATGAAATATATATTAACAATAACTTCGAATATTCGAACAGGAGATAAGATTTAATATGGCATCAACATATACACCTCTCGGTATAGAAAAAATGGCTACTGGCGAGAATGCCGGTACATGGGGAACAAAGACTAATACTAACTTAGACATCATTGAACAAATCTCTGGTGGTTTCAAAGTACAGACTTTAAACACAGCTGGTGCAGGGGCTAACACTACAGCCGTAACTCAGACAAACGGAGGAACAGGTTCTACAGTTGCAACAAGAATAATTATTTTAGGTGCAGTATCTCCTGAAACTATTTCAGGCAATAAAATTGTAACCTTTCCAGTTCTTACAGAAAATTTCTATTTTATTGAAAACAGCACATCAGGTGCTTACACAGTACAATTAAAAGCAGCTTCAGGATCAGGCGCTACAGTAACTTGGGCAACTGGTGACAAAGGTTGGAAGTTAATTTACTTTGATGGTGTAGCAACTAACACAGGTGTTTACGAAATACCATTAGCTACAGCAGGAACAGTAACAGAAACTGGAACACAAACTTTAACAAACAAAACATTAACCGCTCCTAAAATTGGCACATCAATTCTAGACACAAACGGTAATGAATTATTTTTATTAACAGCAACAGGATCAGCTGTTAATGAGATTACATACGCTAATGCAGCATCTGGTAATAATCCAACTTTTACAGCTTCTGGAGAAACTAATGTAGGTGTATCTATTTTACCAAAAGGAAGTGGAAAAGTAACAATAGATAACTTAACTTTTCCAGCAGCAGATGGATCAGCAAATCAAATTTTAACTACAAATGGTTCAGGTCAATTATCTTTTGTAGATAACTCTGGCGGAACTTCTTGGCAAGCAATTAAAACAGGAAACTACACGGCTTCAGCAGGTGAAGGTGTATTTGCTAATACAACAGCCGGTGCTTTTAC